TACATTTACTTCACAAAGATTACAGAATTGGAAAGGTCTTAATGCAATCTCACAACAAGGATTTGTTCCCCAATCTTTATCGTTGTTTAAATAAATACCAGGTTCTCCAGCGCCAGATGCTTTAATTTTATCCCATAAAGACATAAAGAAGTCTTTAGTAACTCGATTACGTAATAATACTGCTGAGTTATTTGCTCTTCCTCTTTGTGGATTTAATTCCCACCATGGACCTGATTTTGCAGCAATCATATCATCGTCATCAGCACTAAATAAACTAATCAATGCTGCTCTACGAATTCCACCTGCTAATACTGCATCTGCAATATGACAAACGATATCGTGAGTTTCGATTGGTGTTAATTTATCTCCGTCATTCTTTGTATCTAAGATACCTTGAATCTTAACGATACATTCTTTTAATGGTTGAGGTCCTGGGGCTTTACCGCCTGAAGTTACAAGCATTGCTCCTTTTGGTCTGATATCAGAAAAGTCAAATAAAATACTTGAACCGCCTTCAAAATAAGACTTCATTAATACTTTAATTGCATCTGCCCATCCTTCAATCGAATCTCCGATTAAAAATCTTCTGTGCTTTACAGGATTTGGTTTACGGATTTCTGGTAATTTTTCTACGTGATGCTTTTGAACTGAATATCCTACGCCTGTTCCTCCTAATAATAAAAACATTGTTTCACCAAATGCTCTATAATCATCAATCGGAAGATATGCGCAGTTATAAACTCTGTTTGGAGATAGCTCAATCGGTTTACCTCCGAATTGTAAACTTCTCATTGACGGGAGGACTTTTCTGTCATACACTAATTTGTACATCGCATTGATTTCATCTTCCATGTGCGGATACTTTTTAATGTGCATTTCTTTGTTTCTGGTCACGATCTCCTCCCAAGATTCGCGACGACTTAACTCCTGATTGTATTTTGCGTACTTACTGTAGACAGTAATATCAGAGAGTATTTTGTTCGATATCTCCATGTTTGTTTGTTAATTAAGTTGTTTGTGTTTTGAATTGATGTTAAACATAACCGCCCTTATTTGGGTATTAATAAATATCGATTACTCTCCGTTTTATCCCAAAGAATCTCCTAAAAGTTCAGAATATTTTGTGGCTAAAGATTTTCTTGTTACAGTGTCTTCATCCATCTCTGTTTTTGTTTCTCTACCTTTAATTGATGTTTCTTGATACATATCAATTCTACCATTTGACATATTAAGTTTTGTTGGTAATGTCAACCCATCAGGCCCGAATCTATTCTTAATAAAATGGACTCTTCCTGTACCTGCTATCTTATCTGTAGTCTTTCTTGCTAACGAAATAATCACATCTCCAATCATTATTTTACTAAATGATGAAGCTACTTGATCAGATGTAATAATATCAGATTCTACAGAACTTCTATTTGCTTGAGATGCTGTAATTACTGGTATTTGATATTCACCCGCTAAACCTCTTAAATCTTCATATGTTGTTTCTAACTCTTCATGAAGCTTCTCTTTTGCTTTTGCTGAACGTAATAAATCTGCATAATCTACAATTACAATATCTGGTTTAACACCTTGCATTATCATTTTATCCAAATGCGCTTTTAATGTTGTTACAGATGCTGTTTTTGTTGGAAAGAACTTTAAATATAATTGTCCTTTTAATTTAGATAATTCATGCTCAACTTCATCTAAGTTATATTTTAAGTTAGCAGTAGCAATACCAGTAACTACAGAATCATATCTTTGAGCTACATAGGGCTCTGATAATTCCATTGTATAATGCACAACGGTCTTTCCGAGCTTTAATAAATGAGCTCCTACATTAATCATTGATGTAGATTTACCAGCACCTGGACCTGCTACAAATATAATCAATTCTCCTTTACCAATACCACCATCAACTAATTCATTAAATGCTGGCCAAGGACTTGGAATTGTTATACGAGCAGATTCTTCATAACGTAATTTAACGTCTTTTAAATACTCTAATCCAATATCTTGATTAGCGCCAGCTTTCATTGCACTATCAATTTTCTTTTTAATATTATCATATGCCCCTGTTTTTAAAAGGTCGACAGATTCGATAATAGCTTTCTTAATACATTGATTCTTACAAAAGTTTATACATTCGCCTTTAACGAATTCTAAATCTTCTGCTTCAACATATCTTAAAATATCTTTTAAAGATTCTACAATAGATAATTTTAATGTTTCATTTGTAAGCTCTAATGCTTTTACTTTAAACACTTCTAATGTAGGAACTTGTTTATATTCTGGATAATATTTCATGATTGTATCTACAATCCAAACATTAGCTTCAGAATCAAAATACTCTGGTATTAAGATATCATAAATTTGTTGAAGAAATGTCTTATCTTTAAGAAGTGCAGCTATTATCTTTAACTGAAAGGTTTTTCCGTATTGTGTAAATCTATCTTGACTCATATGCCTAATATATAATTTTCATTTCTAAAGATCAAGAATTATTATTATTAGTTCCTAATGCAAAGATATTCAATTGATTAAAAATATTTAAAAATGTAATCGGATCATTAATATAAGCATATCCTTTATCCGTTGTTAGTATTTGTAAAAATTCATTTTTATTAATCAAAGAAACAGGCTCGTTAAACTTATCAATTAAGAATAGTTTATGAGTACCTGATATATCAACATCATGTAATTGCATTAGTTTATAATTACGCGTAATAACTTCTTTATGCTCTAAAATCTTTTTGTATAACTTATCATCTTTTTTATCTTCGCAATAAGATAAAAATTCATTTAATCCAATCACTCTATTTTCTTGCAGTATTGGTATTTTTTCTGCGGTCTTAGGGCCGATTCCTGGCACACCTGGTATATTATCCGAGCTATCCCCAATAAATACTTTATAGAGGTGATAATTCTCTGCAGGTACTTTAAATCTTTCCTTAACATCCTCTAACTTGTATAATCTTTTTTCTACCGGACGATATACATTAACTTTACTATTAATTAGTTGAAGATAATCTTTATCATCAGATACAAGCATTACATTATCACTTTTAGTGTTAAGAACGTTTGTAGTTAAATAAGCGACCATATCATCTGCTTCAATATGGTCTGCAGTGATTACAGTTACTGGTAAGCAACGTAAGTATTGAATTAGCCTTACAAATTGATGCTTCATAGATGCGTCTTCATCTTCAGCATTCTCAAAAATCTCTGCGCGGTTAAATGATTTTGGGGCTAATCTATTACCTTTGTAATCAGAATATACTTCTCTTCTTCTCTTCGAACCTCCCTTACCATCAAAAGTAATAATAATCCTAGTAGGCTTGAATGTTTTAACATAAGAAGCTAGGGACTTTAAGAATCCTAAAGATCCGCCCAAATGCTCTCCATTATCATTCATTACTGGATTAGCCATGAAACACCTCAAGTAAAAATTAGTCCCATCGACTAACATAACCCTGGAGTTAATATTTAGAGCGACGGGACTATCTTTTTCCTGTTGAATTTCTTTTAATAACTCAACATATCTATTTAACATAACTTATTAGTACATAGGATTTTGAGCCTCAGGTGCTTTCTTTTCTTCTTTTTCAATTGAAAGAACGCATTCCGTAGTAAGAATCATACTAGCTGCACTTGCCGCATTTTGTAATGCTACTCTACTAACCTTAGTCGGGTCAATAACACCTGCAGTAATTAAATTCTCATAAACTTCTGTTCTAGCATTATAACCAAAATCGGCTTTGCCTTCTTTTACTTTATTTACTACTACAGAACCTTCTCCACCAGCATTTGCAACAATTTGACGAAGAGGTTCTTCAATTGCACGACGAACAATTCCAATACCTGTTGTTTCATCTTCATTATCTCCTTTTAAAGAATCTAATGCTTTTGTAGCTCTGATATAAGCAACTCCACCTCCAGCAACAATACCTTCTTCAACTGCTGCTCTTGTAGCGTGTAAAGCATCATCAACGCGGTCTTTCTTTTCTTTCATCTCAACTTCGGTTGCTGCACCAATATATAATACTGCTACACCTCCTGATAATTTAGCTAATCTTTCTTGATACTTTTCTTTATCATATTCAGATTTAGCTGAGTCGATTTGATTTTTAATTTGAGTTA